TGCTTTACTTGAATCATTTATGGCATATTGGACGTCAGCGTATCCTGAAGTAATTACAGGCTGGAATGTCCGCGGCTTTGATATTCCATATCTTGTTAATCGTATAAAACATTTATTCGGTGAACATATTGCCTGTTTGCTTTCACCGTGGTATAAGCAATTTAAAGACTGGGCTATTCGCGACAAGACTGTAGCGTTTAAAATGAAGACTATGAAAACCTATCAAATTGCAGGTATTTCACAGCTTGATTACATGGATCTTTTCCAAAAGTTTGGCTATAGCTACGGCCCTCAAGAATCTTATTCACTTAATCATATCTCACATGTCGTGCTTGGCGAAAGTAAGATGTCATATGAAGAACATGGTAGCCTGCGTAATCTCTACAAAGATGACTACCAACTCTATATTGATTATAATATTAAAGATGTTGAACTTGTAGAAAAGCTTGATACTAAACTTGATCTATTGAATCTTGTCTTTACAATGGCTTACAAAGCTGGTGTTAATTATGGCGATACATTTGGTACTACAGCAATATGGGATTCTATTGTGTATCGCGAACTGTCAAAAAGAAAAGTTATAATTCCCGGTCCACCTGACCGTCGTGATCGTGAAGGCGCATATACCAAGTTCGAAGGTGGCTATGTAAAAGAACCACAAGTCGGCGCACATGACTGGGTAGTTTCCTTTGATTTGAATTCTTTGTATCCAAATATTATTGCGCAATGGAATATGTCACCTGAAACTATTGTAATGAATGGAGATAATCTATCTCGTTCGGCAAAAGCTGGCGTATCATTTAATAACAATCGCGAAGGTGTATTCCCTATGCTTGTTAAGCAGTACTACGATGATCGTAAAACTGCTAAGAAAGAAATGATTGAATGGCAAAAGAAACAACAGAAAGAAGGTACAAGTGTTGAGATCGAAAAACAAATTGCTTCATTAAACAATAGACAAATGGCAATTAAGATCTTAATGAACTCACTGTTTGGTGCTATGGGTAATAAGTGGTTCCGTTATTTTGACCTTCGAGTTGCAGAAGGTATTACTCTTACCGGTCAACATGTCATTAAGACCTGTGAAAAGGTAGTAAATGATGAAATGAATAAACTACTCGGAACTCAAGATGATTTTGTAATTGCTATTGATACAGATTCAATCTATGTTAACTTCTCAAAATTTGTACAGAAGTTTCAGCCAAAAGAACCTGTAAAGTTCCTTGATGAATCGTGTCAGAATCACTTCCAAAAAATCCTCGACGGTGCTATGGAAAAACTCTTCAAAGATATGAATTGTTTCGAAAATCGTATGGTCATGGAACGTGAGGTGATTGCCGATCGTGGTATCTGGACTGCAAAGAAAAGATATATTTTGAATGTGCACAACTCTGAAGGCGTGCAGTACGAAGAACCTAAACTTAAGATTATGGGTATTGAAGCAATCAAGTCTTCTACACCTACAATATGTCGTGCTAAGTTCAAAGAGATATTTAAAGTTATTATTTCTGGTACAGAAGAAGATGTACAGCAATATATCTTAAAGTTCAAACAAGAATTTAAACAACTTCCTGCAGAAGAAGTTGCCTTTCCACGTGGTGTGACTAATCTTACAGAATGGCGTGATAAGAAAACAGTCTATAAGAAAGGCACTCCTATTCACGCGCGTGGTGCCATACTTTATAATAACATTCTTAAAGAAAGCAATCTCACAAATAAGTACGAATCGATTAGTAATGGTGATAAGATAAAGTTTATCTATCTGCGATTACCAAACCATCTCAAAGAGAACGTTGTATCTTTTCCAGTTGTAGGTCTACCACGAGAATTCAAATTAGATCAATATATCGATTACGATAAACAATTCGAGAAAACTTTTCTTGATCCTCTAAAAATAATCCTTAATGCGGTTGGTTGGAATGCAGAAGAGCAAGCAACGTTGGAAGCTTTTTTTGGATAAAGTAGTGTACATTCACTATAATATGTGTTATAATTATAAAAATGGAGATATAAATGTCAGAAAATTGGGTACAAGATATTAATGATATGCATCGTAAATTCGGTGTACACACGTGGATGTCAGAACAGCTCGTAGCGGGCGACAAAGAAAAACTACAGAAGTTTCTTGAGTTTAGAATTAAATTCTTACAAGAAGAATTAAGTGAAACTGCTAAAGCTGTTAATGAAAAAGATCCTGAAGAAATCGTTGACGGTTTAATTGATTTATGTGTTGTCGCTATTGGCACACTAGATGCGTTTGGAATTGATGCTTACAAAGCATGGGATGAGATACATAATGCAAATATGTCTAAAGAACCAGGAGTTAAAGAGTCACGTCCTAACCCACTCGGACTACCAGATCTCATCAAGCCTGAAGGTTGGAAAGGTCCAGAGCACGGCGGAAACTATGGATATCTCACTAACAGTATTTAATTCAATATTTGATAATAAAACTGATAAAGGTTTAGACCTTGATAATTTTGATGCGTTCGAAAAGTTTCTTTATAAATTATCTGAGATAGAAAAAAAATCTAAGAAAGATGCTGTACTCATATCTCCAGCAACTTACCAGCCTGACACCACTCGAGCAAATGCAAATGTTATCGATTGGGCAGGCTGGTGTTGCGTAGATGTTGATGAATACAAACCTAACGGAGATTTGCAAGATGACTTATGTAATCGTTTTTCTAGTTATCGCTTCGTCTGCTATAGCACTGCTAGCAGTACACTGGATTCGCCTAAGTTCAGAATGGTGTTCCCTTTGCGAGAACGACTTGGAAGTGACAGAATCAGACATTTCTGGCATTCTCTTAACACAGAACTCGGAGAACTGGGTGACATCCAAACTAAAGACTTATCACGCATGTACTACATCCCTGCGAAATATTCTGGCGCTTTCAACTTTATTTTCAGTCATGATGGCGACCCACTTGATCCTACAGATCTTATGAGGAAACATCCATATGCCGAAAAAGCCAACCTCAATAACTTCTTCGACAGACTCCCAGATGGATTACAAAAACAAATCATTGAACATAGAAAAGGACAAATGGATAACACTCACGTGGTGTGGACGTCCTATCGTGACTGTCCCTTCTTCCCTCGTAAACTCGAAGCGGAATACAGACTCATAAATAATACTGGTTGGTATCATAAGATGTATCAAATTATGGTTGCAGTTGCTGGTAATGCGGTAAAACGTAAATATCCTATTACATCAAATGAAATTGCTAAGATGTGTCAAGAGCTTGATATGGAAACTGGTAATTGGTATAAGAATCGTCCACTCGATAAAGAAGCAGATCGTGCTCTCGAATACGTATACAAAAATATGTAAAAAAACTATTTACTTTTATGGAAAAATAGTATATAATAGATCTATAAAATGGAGTAATAAATGAAAGAATCTCTTAAATTTCTTCAGCGCTGTGCTGAAATACAAGTCAAAAAATCTAATGACTATCAAAATCCAAATTCACGTGTAAAGCAAGCTGATTACTATCCACGCGGTTGTGCTACTCTTCTTGATACAATGTATGCTAAAGTTCTTCGTATGCAGTCTGTACTCGAAGCTATGGAACATGATCCTGACTATGAACAAAACTTTGAATCACTCGAAGATTCATGTGTCGATCTTGCTAACTATGCTTCTTTCTTTGCTGCTTATATGAATCAAGGTATTGAAGGTCAAGATGGTACTCGTGATATGTTAAACCGACCAGCAAAATTTGAGGTAACTCTTGATGAAACTAGCGATTGATGATATTGGTGGCGAGGTTGTTAAAGAAGATGACCGCTACATTGTAAAAGATAATAAGTTACTTAATAATCTTGTTGTAAGTAGCACTAAGCTTAAGCCAAAGAAAAGTACTTCAGGTCATAGCCATGCTGGCCAAGAAGAAGTGTATTACTTTGTCAAAGGTTCTGGTAAAATGGAACTGGATGACAAAACTGTTAATGTTAAAGTCGGTGATGTAGTTCTTATTGAAGATGGTGTATTCCATCGCGTGCATGCAGGCCCGTACGGATGTTACTTTGTTTGTGTATTTGATGGACGGAGAACACATTGAAAGTAGGATTTACTGCATCAACATTTGATTTACTTCATGCTGGTCATATTACTATGCTTCGTGAAGCAAAGGCTCAATGTGATTATCTTATTTGCGCACTTCAAGTAGATCCAACTTTAGATCGCGCTGAAAAGAATGCGCCTGTTCAAACCATCGTAGAAAGACAGGCA